TAGACGCGCCTTAAAATGCGAAATAAGCTATGTTATAGATGGTAGCACCCATCTGACTTTTATGAAATGACCTAAAAATCACAAAAATAGTCATTTTTGGTCTAAAACTGATCCTCAAAATCCTATATATCCATATGAACGGAGATTTTAACTACAACACCTACAAGGTGGATTTTGAATTTTTCGTATACTTCATTGGTCCGGTGGTGTCCATCATAGCCATTATGGCAGCGGTCATTCTGGTTCATCCGGAATGGGTGAAGAAGCCTAAATTAGCCCATGCAAATCGATCTCAGATCGAGATTAAAAAGTAGCTGATTTTGATGGTGATTTTCAGACCCCGAGTTGAGCTGTTTTTAGGGTCATTTTTTAGGGGGC